CTGTTCCGACCTCCAGTCGAATGATAAAGACGGACAAGTCAACGGTCGGCGTTGTATCGCACCGGAAAGTCATCTGCCCGCTTGTGGTTACATTGTCTGCGCTCACGCCATAATTGTCGTACACATTACGGGTACCGGCGTCTGCGCCTACAAGATAAATATAGTTGCTGTCAGCTAAGAGGGAAGCATGTGCAACAGTCTGCTCTCCGCCGTTCCAATTCGCGGCCGGCAGAGTAACAGAGATGCCGATATGCTGGAGATCCTCCAGTCCGGCGGCAACAAGCTCCGCCAATTCAGCTACCTGCTTGGCGGAATCCCTCTTCCCCGCAAGTGCCAGCTTTTTGAGCTGGTCAAATGTGGAAAGCTTATGCTCTGCCATGTGTTGTTACCTTCCTTTCAAAAGGTGGAACGGGGGACAGGAAGCCCCATCCCCCGCTCGCATATGCTGGATCAGACGGTAGCCTGAGCGCCGAAGACTTCGGTCAGCATGGCGTCGACTTCCTCGTCGGTAGCCATCACGATGTCAGTCTTCTTGGCAAAGGTTTCGTCGACCTGGGTCTTAGTGTAGTAAGACTCCAGGGCGGTGCTGATCGCGGCAGTCACCTCGGTCGTCTTGGCGTAATCGCCGATGCTCAGAGCATTGATCGCCTCAGTGATGTAGGCGACAACGGTGGTAGAGGTCGCACCCTCGGGCAGCGTGCCGACAAGAGTCTTCAGGTCGGCGATAGCGGTCTTGTTCTCGCTGATGCCGCCGGCCATCTGGGTCGCCTCAGGGCCGTGCTTGGCAACCCAGTCGATCAGCTCCTTGTAGCTGTTGACCACATTGTCATCGGTCACATCGGTGGCGAACTTGTTGATAGCCGCGTCGATCATCTTGCTGATGGAGCCTTCGCCGTTGCCGGTCAGGGTATCCAGGTCAGCCTGCTTCGCCTTGGCGTCGATGATGGCCTTCAGAGCGGCAGCCAGATCGCTCTCAGCGACCTCAGACTTGTAGGCCAGAGCCGCCAGACCGTGAACGGGAATATCAACGCCGTTGGCGGAGATGGTGCCGTTGGTCTTGCCCTCAGCGATGAGGATGTCGGCGATCTTATCGGTCAGAGCCAGCAGAGTGCCGTTGACCTTGATGCCTTCCAGCTTGTTAGGCTCGCCGCCGGCAGTCACCAGGTCATTGACCTTAGTGGTCAGGCCGGCAACCTTAGCATCGACAAGGCCAATCTCGGTCTTTGTGCGCAGCGCCAGTTTCTTGAGCTGTTCAATAGTAGTGTGCTTGGTAGTAGACATATTGCATGTCCCCCTTAAATATATTTGTTCACGGCTGTTCGCCGAAAACATCATTGAGTAGGTCATCCACTTCTTTGTCAGAAGCGGTGTTGTCGGGTGTGCTTCCGCCAGGGTCGCTCGAAGCAAAGGCGTCGTTCAGCATATCGTCGACCTCTTTATCCGAGGCCGTTCCGGAAATGCTCCTCTGGATCTCAACGATCACCTCGGTCAGCGTCTTGTTGCCAAAACCCGCCGTCGATGGGTCACCGATGATTCCCATGATCTGCTTGTAGGCTTCATCGCCCATCGGGTCTCCGGAGCCGCCTGTGCCAACGCTGATATTGGCCGGGAAGAGGATCTTGCTGGTCACATGCCAGCCCGTCGACTTCCGTTCCTCGCCCTTGACGCCATAAACGGCGATCTTCAGCGGGATACCGCCTTTCTTCAGGCATTCGCCCGGAATGTCACACTTGTCTTCGCTCAGCACCACAGCCATGCTGACGCCGCCTGCCTCAAAGAGCGCAGTCTTTGCGAACCCGTCCCAATCCTTGCTGAAGGCGAATTCGACCGGATAAGGCGTCGCTGCGTTCTGGATCAGTGTAGTGTCCTCCACCAGCGTGGTGAAGCAGCTTTTGATCGCGATTTTCAAATCATTCGCCTCCTTCTTCGGCATTGACCGACAGTTCAAGACGCACGATGTTCACCGTGATGTCTTTGATCGGGTCGGTATCGTTCACAAATGTGATGAAGCCGGTCGTGGAGATGTCTTTCGGACGCACATTGCATTCGAGGTACTCTTCACGGCTGGCTTCATATGCATCAATGAGGTATTTGTACTTGGCAGCGGCCACAAGGCGGCTCTCCGCCACAGTGATGGAACCGTTCGACCATCCGGAGGCCGGCAGCACCAGATCGAAATGGATGCCGAGCACATCGCCCGTACCCGTTCCGTTCAGGCCGTTGTAGACGGCGATGTTGTACTTGCTTCCGTCTGTCATCGTAACGGTGTAAATATCAGTCGAGCCTGGCGTATGATTGCCATGCGTCAACTGAATGCTCTGAATACCGTTGCCGGTCGGGCCGGTCAGCTCGCAACTGATGTTGGTGTTCACATAGGTGCCCTTCTCAGCGTCCCAGATCCACCAGGTACCGTTCTCCGGCTTAGGCGGCTTTCCGCTGTACTGCTGTGCGGTTGCGGCGCTCTCTGCGGCAGACTCCTTGTAAATCTTGGCGTTTGCCTCAGAGTTCTCGGCGGACTCCCGCGCGTTCTCGGCGGCCGTTTTAGCGGTCTGCGCCTTGTCACGGGCATCCACAGCAGCCGTTTTAGCGGCTTCGGCGTCTGTCTTCGATGCAGCGGCGGCATCTTCTGATGCTTTTGCTCCATTTTGACTGTTCACCGCTGCGTCTCTTGCAGCTTCCGCAGCAGCACGGGCCTCTTCCGCTGCGTTGCGGTCAGCAGTAGCCTGTGCGCCCAGTGTCTCAGCCTCTGAGCGGATGGTTCTCACGCGCTCCTCGGCGGCCTTGACCTCTCCCTCGGCAAGCATCGCCGCTGTCTTGGCGTCCGTGGCCTCCTGTGCCTTCTGCTTGGCGATCTCTTCCGAGTTCTTCGCCTCTGTCTCGGACGCCTTAGCACCGGCGGCAGCTTCTTTTGCGTCTGCGGCCTGCTTGTTGACATTTTCCTCAGAGGTCTTTATGCTTCCCTCGGAGAGTGCAGCCGCCGCAGCGGATTCGGAGGCGCTTGTCGCCTTTTTGTCGGCATCTTCGGCGGACTTCTTGGCAGCCGCGGCATTTGCCTGTGCAGAATCCTTGGCTGTGGAGGCAAACTCCATCGCGCTGCTGGACTCCGTGTTCATCGCCGCCAGAGCATCATGGATGGAGCCGCGAACCTCTTCGCCATAAATGGCGCTGAGAATTTTTTTCAGAAAGCTGCTGATATCAGCCATCTAAATCACTCCTTCCTTAGTCCTCCAGCATCCAGTCGAGCAGCAGGATCTCCTCGCCGCTAAGACAGCCGATCGTATCTTCATACTTGGCGGTCATCAGCTCGACCTCATGCTCCATCTCGTTGAACGGGGCAAGCTCGTCGCAGAAGGCCTTAAAATTAGGAGAGCCCACCTTGATGGAAATGGTTCCGGTCTCGTTGCCACTTTCATCCTTGTCGGGCTCTCCGTATTTGTTGATGAGGTCGTGTTTGAATGCTTCATACTCGGTCAAAGCAGTAGAAAGCATCCGGAAGTTCCTCGCGGCGATATAGCCGATCTTGTTGCGGAGCTGAAGAAGCGGCCGCAGGTTCTGGACCATCACGACCATTTCTGAATTTTTAAGCTGTTTCTTCAACATTATCCCTCCTTTTGCTGAAGCAGTTCTTCGACCATTTGATAGAGTTTCTGGATCATGTGCGTATTGAGCGCAATAAGTTCGCCGTATCGGATGCTGTAACGGTAGTCCGTGATGCCGTCCGAAAGGATCTCTTTGACGGGATCTTTGACAAGTGCCGCAAGTTGATCTGACGTCAGTCCGGTGTCAAGCATTGCCTGTTCTACATCCTGGGCGATAAAGCCGAAATGTTTCCGCCCGGAAGTACCTTTGTTGTACTTGAAGGTGGACGGCTTCAGCGCAAGGAAGAACGCCTCATAAGAGGCAAGATCATAGTCGATGCTGTTCTTGATCCTTAAATCGGAACCGTAACTTGGCTCTTCGCTCATGGTGATGCCGCTGGAAACAACAATGTCTGCTCCGGAACCGGAGATACGGGCGCCAGCATTGGTGACAATAATATAAGGCTCCCAACCAGGACCGTTAGAACCATACATCATCGCACCGTAGGTCGTATGCTGACCGTCAGAGCCATGCCCTTTGCAGAATCCACCATAATCGCATGATAGGTCGATATAATCGGCATTGATGGTGCCGGAGCGAATATAATCGGCATTGATGTAAAGCCGTCCGCTGTACGAGTCGCTGAAAATACCGAACTTCGTACCACCTGAGGTGAGCACATCAAATACATTCTGGTCAGTGCACCGATCCTGATAGGCCTTATTTGCTCTCGACCATGCAGCAGAAGCCTCATCATAAGCGTCGTCTGCTGCGCTCTTTGCAGTGGCCGCGTTTGCATTCGCCGTGCTTGCCAGCGAGTAGGCGGGGTTGGAGGTGAGGTTCTGGTTCGTCACAGACGCCCAGTTGATCGTGCTTCCGGCGGACAGCGTCACCTTACCATCTATGGTAACGGAACCGCTGGAATCAACAGCAAAGGTCGTGCGGACACCGTTGGTAACGGTAAGTCCGTAGACGCTCAGATATTTGGACTTGAATCGCTCGTCATCCATCATGCTGTTGCCAGCTCGGTCAAGGAAGTCAGAGGCCTGAACCACGCCCTTGAAGTTTCCGTCCACACCGACCAGCGTACCGCTAAAGGTGCCTTTCGCCGCAGCCAGAGTACCCGCAAAGGTGCCTCGGCGTGCGGTAAGGTTGCCTTCCTCGTCAACGGTGAAGTTTCCGTCTCCAATGTCGATGGAGCCTTTTTTCATCGTCAGCTTGCCGCTCTCGAAGTCAAGCGAGAAGTTTCCGCCATAATCTTTCAGCGTACCGGCACGGATCACATCGGCATTGAGAACACCGGTCGTGATATAGTCTGCCACAATAGAACCATCCATTGTAATGGCAAGCCCAAAGGTCTTTCCGTAATCCTTTGAGTAGCCAAGGCCGTTCATGTTCCATTTCCAGAGCTTGTCGGCTTTGGTATAGTCGCGGATATTGGAAATATAAAGCGTGTCAGAACCGTATTCGTCCCGTGTGATCGTGATGTAGCCGGTCGTGGCCGCTGTCATGATCTGCGTGGCGTTTTCTTTTGCCTCTTTCAGGATGTTGTGTGCCTTAGGGAGACCCTCGATTTTCTCAAGGATAGCGGCGCTGATCTGGTTGTTCACACTGGTAAGACTGGTCCGCACCGTGTCGCCAAGCGTAAACTGGGTATTCTCCGGGCTGTCCAGAGGGATCTCCAGCTTCGTGACAGGAAATACACGGTCAAGCCCATGCGGCCGCGAGATCACGCGGATCTCGTCCAGCAGCTTCACTGCCTCCACATTCGCATTGAGATAGTGCAGGTCGAGAGCGCTCACTTCCAGTTCCATATTGTCGAACTGTAAGTCGGCAAGATATGCCTTCGCCTTTTCCAGCAGCGCTTCAGGATCAGAAACGCTGTCCCATGTCACTGTTTTCTCGATCCAGCCATAGGTTTTTACAGCCTCGGAGGACTGGACATAAAGGCTGCCCTCATTCACGCTCTCAACGGTCAGATAGGCGTCCAATGCCTCGATCTCGCTCTTGTCAAGCCTGTTGCCAAGCGGAACGATGACCGTTGCAAACTCCGTCATATCCCATCCCTTGGTGTGTTCGATGAGGTTAGAGCCGAACTGGATCGTCTGGCTGCAAATGTCGGGGTAATCCGCCAAATAGTCGAGATAGCGTATGCCGTCTTCCTTACGCACCCGCAGATGACCGCCGTACTGCGCCACCAACGCATTCAAGATCGTGATAGTCTTTTCATAGTTGGTGTAATAAGTCGGAAAATCTTCATCCACAACAGTAACAATGCCGATGGTAAACTTACGGTTGTCTCCGACTTTTGCGTTGTGAATGGCGATCATCGCCTCAAGGTACTCACGGATCGTCCCTCCGGCGTACTCCGCAGGCGGCTGTGTGCTGTCGTTGAAGAATGCAAGCTCGCCCTCGCAAGTAAGCACCCGGTTTAGGTAAAAGTCCTCGTTTTCAGATAGGACGCGACCCGCCCAGATCTCTTTTCCGTCCTTGTGGACGGCGATGTCGGTCACCATACGGATGATGGTGCCGTATCCGAGATTGGAGGGCGGAACAGTCATCACAAAGGAACCGGCTGCGTTGTCCTCCAGCGTCAGCTTGGGGCTTGCAAGCTTCATGTTGTCCAATGCGAAGGCATCATTGTAGATGCAGACACCATCGGCATAAACAGAATACATCGCTTACAACCTCCCTTGTCTGAAATCAACGGACACGGTCCCCGTTCCCTCGTCGACCCAAAGATAGATCGTTCCGCCATAGTCGCCAAACAGAATAAACTCAGGGATCTGAATGGTTCCCTCCGGCAAAAGCTTTGTCAGGTCGATGCTGAGCTGACGGTTGACAAATCGGACATGAACGCCGCGCCCCTCACTGCTTTGCACAATGAATCTGGGGCAGACAGGAGCCAGTCCGTACATCACCGCATCCAGCTCGATCTCCTTCATCTCTGTCGTCACCGCAATATTGCGGAACAAAGCTGCCTGAATAACTCCATTTTGAAAGTTGAACGGGTCCCACAGCCAGTTGTCGATGGAGGAAAGGTTTTTCCACTTGTACGGGCCGACATCGTAGTCGATGATGAGCCGCGACCAGTCCTTTTCCGACTTCCAGGCGTTCACTGTGAAGCGCCCTTCGTAGAAATATTCAGGATCGTCCTCAAGGATCGCCCGCATGGTCTGTCCGTGCAGATAGTCCATGATGTCCGAGTACGCCATGTGCCATGGTTTGAAGTCATTCATGACGATAAACTCGATAGACCCTGTCCGGTTCTGATACACCGGATACCCGGTGAGGGCTTGCGACAGATCAATGACGCCGTCCCCACCGGGAATGTCCAGAGTCTTTACCTTTTGCGCAGGTGGATTGAATAGCGGACGGGAAGCGGGGACAAGCCGCCAATCGTCCCATGTGTTCTTATCGCCAAATGTGATCGAATGGTACAACTTAAATCCCCCTTCCTCTTTGTGTAGACCGCTGTCCGAGTGCCACATCCATCGGCTCAGCAAGTTCGCCGACGAGCGCACCGGTGTTCAGCACAACACGCAGCTTCTCCATGCGTTCCAGCATCGAAGCCATCTCACCTCGAAGCGTGCGGAGTTCAGCCACAACATCGTCATTGTCGACGGAAATTGTTGTCTGACTGCTTCCGCCGCGCTGGGCTTCAAATGCGACGGCAGCCTGCCCGACAAGACCGACCGCTCGCTGCGAATAGAATAGGTTGTTCAAGGCGTCTGCTCCGGCCGATACGGCAGAGAGGTCCAGAACAGGACGGATCACCGGCTCCATATCGAACCCGCCGCTCACAATGTCGGCAATGGTCTGGAGCACACCGGAAAGACCGCCCTCAGCCGACTCCGCCATCTCAGAACCGGCCGCGTAAGAGCGGTCAACATAGTCCTGAAGACCTTTCACGAAACCAAGACCAGTGTAGTTACCGATCTCACGGAACACCCTCGACGGAGAATGGATGTCCAGTGTCGATTTCGCCGCCTGTACGCCTGCAAGAGCCAGTTGCGTGATCTCATCAACAAAGCTGGACTTCTCAGCCTGGACGCCTTCAGTAAGTCCCTTGACGATTTGCTTGCCGGTCTCATCCCAGCCAGCTTCCGTCAGAACCTTCTGCGCCGTGTCGGCCATCTCCTGAAGCTCATCCTCAGTATTGTTCTTGATAAGACCAACCTTTTCCTCAAAGCTTCTGCGGAGCTGTTCCAACTGAGCGTTGGCGTCCTCTGTGACCTGGTTCATCTTCTGCTGCCAGAGAGCACGATACTCAGTGAGCTCCTGATCGGCCTCCTCGCGGAGTTTCGCAATATTCTGCTGGGTCTCTTCACGCAGCCCCTCTAATTCGCCGACCGCCTGCTCGCGAGCCATTGCGTGCTTGACCTTCCAGAGGTCGGCATACTTCTCAAGCTCGGAGTCGCTCATGTCGTTCAGCGCCTTGATCTGAGCGATCGCGTCAGGACCCATATCCTGAAGTTCCTCAAGGAGGTCGCTGTCAAGTCCTCTGCCGGCAAGAGACTCTAAAATATCCTGCCATTCGCCAAATTCCTTGACCTGACCCTCAAGATTCTTCATCAGGGTATCGCCGCTGACCTCATCACGCTCCTTCACAGCGTCAAAGAGGCCATAGGACTTATAGAGAGAATCCTCGCGGGATTTCAGGGCATTCTCGTACTTGTCATTCTCTGCCTGAATATCGCTCGCCAGTTGTGCATTGATCGACTTTACCTTATCAGCGTACTCTTCCTCCAGGTCGAGCCGCTTCTGGTTCGCCTCGCTCTGCACCGACTGCACATCAGAGATGTACTGTTTCTGCGCGTCGCTGATCTCTTTCTCCAACTGGTAAACTTGCAGGTCGAGCTTCTTCCGCAGCTCTGTCCCCTTGGCATATCGGCTCTGAACACGCTTATAAGCAGCCAGTTCCTCCGCAAGGGTCAGCTTGTTATACGATTTCTGCTCTTCGATCCAGTTCATCGAATACTGATAAGTGGCCGTAACCAACTCATTTTGAACGCGATAGACCTCGCGGTCGATCTGCTTTCGTTCCTCGCTGCCTTCGCGGTATTTCTTCTGGAGAGTTTCCCATCCGGCAAGCTCCTCTTTCAAGCTGAGCTCGCTGTAATATTTCCGCTCTTCCGCCCAATCCTTAAAGGCGTCGAGTCCCTTCTGCGCGACCTTGATGGCTTCATCGCTCATCTTCGCCGCAGCCGAAGAAACTGGAACGATCGCATTGTTGATGCCGATGGTCATACCCTCGCCAATGTTTTTACCAAGCTCGATAAACTCGCGGGATGGAGAATGGCTATCCAGCGCCTTCTTTGCCGCATTCAGCGCCGCAAGACCCAGATCACGGCCCGCTTGAGAGGCTCCGCTCAGCTTCGAGCGAATACCGTTGATAAAGCCCTGCGAAACATTCCTGCCAGCTTCATTGAACTGATCCTTGTAGTTGTTCACTTCTGCCACAACGACCAGCATGACAGACTGCATCGCCGTCCGCACGGAAGCACCATTGCTGCGGATCGTGGTGCTGAAGCCGACCATCATCTGCACAACAGCGGTATTCATGCTCGTGGTATGCGCTTTCACGGTCGCGGCCATCGCAAGCATCAGCTCAGCCATCGCCACATTAACGATCGTCTGGTTCTGCCGGATGGTCGTGCCTGCGGAATTGAGCATATAGATGATCGCCGTGCTAACAGTAGCTCCACTGTTGTAGAAAGCGTCGGTAAAGTTTTGGATACTGGTGTTTGCCAGCAGAACCAGCGCATTCGTAAAGTTCACAAATGCATACTGATCCATATTCTTCACTGTATCGGCAAGCGCTACCAGTTTCTCGACCTGTGCGATCGCGCTTGAAAGCTTGCTCATGTTGATGCCCTCGATAGAGGTAGAGTAAGCCGCAAGCCCCTCGCCGAAGAGAACGAGCTGGTCACCGAAATCGGCAATACTGTTGTCTCCGGTGAAGAAGCTCACAAGTCCGCCGCAGTTCGGAATGGTATTTGACAGTTCCACAAGCGCCTTACCGGCAGAAGCGGAATTGCTGACAGCACCGACATCCATTCCTTTAACAGCGAGAGAGTAGTCCTTCATGGCCTTGCCAAACGGAACCAACTGCTCTCCAAACTTGTCCATGTCATTCTCACCGGCAAAGAAGCCGACTACACCGCCGCTGTTCGGCAGCGTGGTAGCCATCTCTGCAAGTGCCTTACCGGCAGTCGCCGCTTTGGAAACGAGGTCGGCGTCCATTCCGCTGATAGCGTTACTGAACTCCGCCATGCTTTCTCCGAACGGAACGAGTTCATCAGCAAAATCAGAAAGAGAGGAACTACCAGTGAACCAGGACGCAATGCCCTGCACAAGCTCAGCCTTCGTCAGCAGCAATATTGCATCTGTCAATGCCTGCACACCGCTGAACATCGCCGGAGAAATACTGCTCGCACCGTCGATAAACGGCTGAACATTTGTCATGAACGACGCAAGGTCACTGCCGATCTGCGGGAACTGACTGGAAATACCACTCATGAATCCGCCGACGATACCTCCGACAAATCCACCGATTGCCGTACCGATCTGCTCCAACAGCTTGCCGCCCTCGCCGATCAGCCAGGAAAGGCCCGGAATCTGCGCAAGGGCACCGACAGCAGCAAGAACGACCGCCAACTCAGCAATGAGAACGCCCATACCAAGCACTCCGGCCATAGCACTGGGGATCAACGCGGCCACTGCACCCAACGCGACCATGATACCGGACAGCAGACCGATGCCGGCGATGGTTTTCACCAATACGCTTGTATCAAGTCCTGCCAGAGCATCAATGATGCCGGAGAAGAATGCCGCGATCACATTGACTGCCGCCTGAATGAGTTCGGGCAGCCGCTCCGCAATGCCGTTCAGCAAGTTGATCAGGAACAGCATAATAGAGTCAACGATTTCCGGAGTATAGTTTGCAAGGGAAGCGAGCACGCCGGATAGCAAGGACAATGCACCATCAGCGATTGCAGGGACGCACTCAACCAGCACATCAACCAGCGTGAGAATGACCGCCTTGACGGCCTCGCCGATCGCGGGAGCCCCCTGAGCGATCACGCCGCAGAACGCTATAATAGCCTCACCGAGCTTTTCGGCAACAGCGGGGATCAACGCGGCGATACCTGTGATTATTGTGCTGAGTCCTGCCACAATAACGGTCACGCCTGCGCCGAGAGAAGTGGCCAAGGCGGTGATGCCGACTGCAATAGCCGACAGTCCGGCACCGGCCGCAAGTAAACCTGCTCCGATAGCTGCGGTTCCAACGCCGATCAACGCAAACGCTCCGGCAAGTGCCAGGATCGTCGGAACAAGAGGAGTCAGTACGAGACCGGCCACACCAATCACGGTGAATGCACCGGCAATCGTCACAAGCCCCTTGGCAATGCTCTCCCAACTCATCGAGCCAAGAGCCAGCAGCACCGGAGTCAGAACAGCCAATGCGCCAGCCGCCACCAGCATGGCAGCAGAGCCAGGCAAAGTACCGTTCATCACATTCAGACCGATGGCAAGCTCTGCCAGAGCGCCGCCCATTGTGACGAGCCCCTTTGCGATCTCTTCCCAAGTCATACCGCCCATCTTTCCAAGGGCATTTGCCACGATCTCAAGTGCTGCACCAACAGCGATCAGACCAACACCAACGCTTATCGTGTTCTTCGGCATCACCTTCATAGCGATAGCCACTTCAGCCAATGCGCCGCCCATAGAGACAAGCCCCTTGACGATCTGGTTCCAGTCAAGGCTTCCGAAGTCGCCCATCGCGGAAGCAAAGATTTTCATAGCGGCGCCAATCCCGATCATCGCGAGCCCGGTGGACACCAGACCCTTTGCATCGCCAGTCAACTTGGTAAAGACTGTGATCTCCGCCAGAAGAATACCGATGGAGCCAAGCCCCTTCACAAGCTGTCCGAAGTCGAGATTACCGAGATCCTTGCAGGCGGATGCCAGGATTTTGATTGCCGAGGCAAGGACGACAATTCCCGCCGCTGTTGTCAAAGACTTTCCACTGAACTTTGCGGTGTTCATAAAGAGCGAGACTTCCGCCAGCAGTACACCGACACCAGTCAGCCCTTTTGCAAGCCCATTCCATTCAAGCGTTGCAAGGTCGGTGCAGACCGATGCAAGGATCTTGATGGAGGCCGCAAAGAGGATCATCTGTGTCGCGCCCTTCATCGAAGAACCGCCGCCCATGCCGAGCAGCTTCACAGCGCCGACCATCGCAGCCATCAAAGCTGTCACACCGGCAACGCCTTTTGCAAGCTGTCCTCCATCCAAGTCACCGATCTTCTTCAGAGCTGATGCAAGGATCAGGATAGATGTGGACATGGCGAGCATCACCGTCGAACTCTTTACTGCACCTTTAACATCTCCGCTGATTTTGGTAAAGACCGACATGGATGCCATCAGTTCAGCAAAGAGAACCGTAATAGCTCCCAGTGACGCAGATAACTTCTCACTATCAATAAGAGAAATCGCGACGATAGATGCTGCCAGAATCGCAATAGCGCTTGCTATTTTCAGCAAAGTTCCGGCTTTTAACTGCGTCTGATACGCCTCAAAGCATCCACGAACCCCATCCAGAATTCCCTTCACATTGTCAAGAAGACCTCCGACTTCATCAAAGGGCTTCGTCAAACTATTGGTGAACTTGGTTATGGCAATCGCAATACCGCCGATAGAAATTCCGTTCAGTAGGTCGATGATTCCGCTAAAATCAGCGTTACTCACCGCAGTTATGATCTTATTGATGCCGTTGCCGAGCGCATCGAAAATACCACCGCCAATTTTCTTAGCGGCAATGGATAGTGCTTGGATCAATGCGGCAAATTTTGACACATCGGTATTTCCGCCAATCTTAGAAAACGCATCGGAAATGCCATCTTTCAGACCGACAATAGCGTCTTTGACCTGACCGGCACGCTCTTTCAGCTTCTCCAGGATCGTGTGCAGGAGTTCCAGTCCAGGAACCTGAATCTTCTCTTTGGCAGTACCAAAGAGTTCTTTCATAGACTCCTTCGCTTCGTCAAGCGTCGGCAGACCGAGGTATTCACGAACAGACTCGGCAAAATTCTTGATGGCCGTAACAGCACCGCTCACAAAATCAGAAATCTTCTCAATGCTTTTGCCAAAGGTGTCGTTCTTCTTGATCGCTTCGTCAAGCTTGACGAGCCATTCTCCGATAGAGCCGGTCACGCCGAGAACACCGCCGCCTAAACCGGTCACTTTCCCAAGAAGAGAACCGATCGGACCCAGAATTGCACCGATTGCCCGCTTGCAAATATCAAGAATGGCGAATAGGCCCTTAAAGGTGCTCTTCAGGTTTTCGGAAGCAGTGTCACTAAGCGTCAGCTTTTCTGTGAACTTCAGCAGTCCTTCTGTCAGATTATGAAGCTGTTCCGCAGTAGTTGGCGGAAAAATATCACGAAAAGCCTCCGTAATTGGCTTGATAACCATTCCGATTCCCTTGAGCGTATTCTTGAGAGACTCGATCAGCTCGGTTCTGCCGCCAAGGTCTTTCCATCCCTGAAGCACCGAATTACGAGCATCAGACTGCGTATCAATAAATCCGCCGATTGCCTGACTAAGACCAGTCCACAATTCCTTGGCTTCCTCAAAGTCACCAAAGAGGATTTCCCAGGTATTCGCCCAGCCGGAGCCAGCAGCTTCCTTTAAGGTGTCAATCAACTGTGAGAATGTCTTAACATCCTGTGCAGCAGCGAATGCCTTCTTACCGATGTCGGTCGTTTCATCAGCATAATTACGAAGTGTGCCGACAAGAGCTTCCGTCGTCATCCACTGATCCTGCAAAGAATCGTTAAAGTTATGTGTGGCGTCGATGACATTTCCCTTGACGGTCTTATACATTCCGTCTGCGGTTTTCGTCAAAGTTCCACACGCAACAGCCGACTCCAAAAGCTGCGTCTTGAATTCCACCGTTGCCATGTTCGCGTTTTCAATGGATTTCCAGTCGATCAGCTTGACATATCCTGCGGACAAGGCCTGTGCAAAGTTATACATCGCACGGGAAGCCTCGTTTGCATTTGCACCGGATACGGCAGCCACATTCGACACACCCTGAATAGCCATAACAGCATCCTCAAGGCCGACGCCGGCATTCGTGAACTTACCGATATTGGAGGTCATATCCTGGAAAGAGTAAATTGTCTTATCGGAGTAGGCGTTCAGCTCCTGAAGATACTTGTTGACCTCCTCTAACGATGCGCCGGTGCTCATCATGATCGTCTGAATAGAGCCCATCTTGAGCTCGTATTCGTCAAAGCCTTGTTCGGGAGGCTCCAATGTAAACGATTCGATCATCCGTTTTCCGGTATTGATGACCGAGTTGGTAATGTTTGAAAGGGCGGTCACCGCCATGACTTCGAGCGCCGAGAATTTCATCCGAACAGTCTCGACGGAATTGCTAAGGGTCGAAAGGTCGCACTTTTTAGCTGCGTCGCTAAGGCCCTTCAGACCTTTAGCCGCACCGTCCAGATCCAAACCCTCTTTGAGTTTGTCGAGCGTGGACAAACTTGTCTTCACACCCGCCTCGAATTGACGGTTGTCGAATCGCATTTCAACAACTCTCTCGTCGATCGTTGTGCTCATGTCTTCGTGACCTCCTTCCATGCGTCATTTGCGATTTGATCAAAAATAGGCCGGATAGCAGGATTGATGTAATCACGTCCCGCTACCCAGCCGCCGGTTCCAGTTCCATGTCCATACTGCAAAATGATGGCGATTGGAACTCCATTTTGAATATTTGAATTGTGAAACGAGATACTCACAAAACCCTTCTTGTTCGTGATCTCGTAATACCACGATTTAGCCGTTTCTCCAGAGTCAACAGGCGTTGCAGACGCAAGAGCGGCCACTCCGACTCGGCCATACTGATCGAGGTCTCCGAGATGCACCGTTTCTTTGGCTCTCTCCAAAAACCTCGTCAGCTTGGAGAAGTCGCCCTTTTGTCTGAACGTGATCATGTTTTCCTCCAAATTGCACTTGTTTACTTCTTCAAATACTGAGAACTGCAAAATCCGGTGTATGTGACACCCTTGTAAGTGACCTGAACATAAAGCCACTTTATATTGCCGACAAGCGTGTAGTACCCATAGTTTGCAACTTTTGTACCTTTGGGAAGTACGGTTAGACTGGCCTTACCGGTTCCTGCACCATTACGGATATGCAGCCCAACATTTGCCGTGACAACATAAGTACCGGCCAAAGTCTTATTGAAAGATCTTGCTGCCTCGGTTGCCTTTTTAGCACTTGCGGGCTTGCTTGCCGAGCCGTTACTCGGCGGTGTTGTTGTGTTGGAACCTGTCGAACCAGCTTTGGCAGAATACTTGGGGAGGCAATAGCCTCGAATGTATTTGCCATTCACCCGCAAGGTTCTGTACCCAACGGCATCACTCATATTTCCTTCGATGACCTTGATGGAATTTCCGGAAACACTTGCTACAATACCGACATGATCAGCGGCACCGGTATTATCACCAACGCCGTTATCTTGCCAGTCGTACATAACAACATCACCCGGAGAGGGGACATAGGCATCATTCTCTTCCCAACGACCGATCTTCTTATAAAGATTGATCATTGCTCCGCATCCGCATTCGGTCGGCGCGATCTCTGTCAAGCCGGCCTCAATAAACACAGCGCTCACAAAAGTTGCGCACCAGGCGTCTGTGTATTTCACGGGGTAGCCTCGTGCAAGCGGTTTGTGACTGTTATAGAGGTCGATGATTTTTCTATGCGAGCCATTGCTTTCCTTGCATCCGAGATATTTCTCTGCAATCGAGACTACTTTGGCTCTCAGTTCTTTTTCTGTCATGGTGTTACCCCCTTGTATTCCACTGCTTCCGTCGGGCGGCGTTCAGCGCTTTATACTGCGCGGCAACCTCCGCTCTCGAAAGCTTCTGAGGCGGCGACCCCTCCACATTACATACATTGATAAGGGTCAGAAGTCGGTTCAGATGCCATTTCTGGCACTCAAACGGGATACCGTAGGAGATCATCCAATAATAAATGACCTCTGCCGTTACGATTTTACGGCTTCCACCCTTTTTCTTTGCATTGGAGATGGTCGTGGCGGTCATCGGAGCGTCAATGTACTCCGTGACCGTCTTCAAATTCGATGGAGTGATCGCTTTATACACATTCGGGTCGACATTCTGTGTCAGTGTCATGCACCGGATGTAGTCGATCGTCTCTTCTATGGTCATAGCCTTGCGGGACAAGTAAGGCTTGTGCCATTTGGCTTCCCATTTTGAAAGAGAGACCAGCGAATGCTCCAACTGGAGCGTCTGCTCATTGGTGTTGATAAAGTTTCCGACCCCGTCAAACAATTCGGTAGCCGGCACTGTGATCTTCAGCATCGCCGGTCCTCATTATCATCAGTTTTCAGGAACAGCAGGAGCTTCGGCACTCTGATCGGCCGGGGCTGCCTTTTCCGTCTTGGGAGGAACGATGCCGTTGACGAACTCGCTCGCAGCCTTAGCATCGGTTGCCAGCTCCATGAACAGCTTGCTGTACGCCTCGGTCTGAGCGAAGGCATCGCGGACTTCCTGGTTCTTGATGAATCGACGGCCATCCGGAGACTTCTCACCGTAAGCGCGCAGAATGATGTCCTTGAAGGTCTCAATGATGACCTTGCCATTCTGCGCCGCAACGATGCGGTTGATCTGTTCAACGAGACCGCCCTCCACGGAGACCTCCAGCTCAGTCACCTCAGCCTGCGTCAGGTTGAAGTAAAAATCCTCCTTGCGAGTGGTACCGTTGTAGTCTGTATAAACGATAGTTTTCTTAAGCATGATGCTTTCTCCTTTCAAAAATTAAAGAAAGCGGAGCCCTCGGTGAAGAGAGCCCCGCTTTAGAAGTTCTTGTACCGTGGATCAGCCGGCAGCCTTCAGCAGCTCGATGACCTTCTCCGGCATCGGAAGCGTGGGTTCGGTGGCCTGGTCGCCATCGGTGCCGTACAGCATCTCCTCCAGCTTCGCGAGCTTGGCCTTGTCGGTCTTGGTGGAGTCGATGACCAGATGCGCGGTCGGCTTGAAATTGGGAACATCCACAGGCGTGGTGCTGATCTCCCAGCTCATGGTGGCAGCCTCGGGGCTGTCGTTCACGGTCTGGTTGTTCTTATCAGAGGGAGAAGCCTGTGCACCGTACACCAGATGGAGCTTGTAGCCATAGTTCGTACCAACCGTATCGTTGCCGATCAGCGTGCGATAGCAGAAGCCGAACATCTTGCGATCCTGCTGGGCGATGGTGACACCCGGGGCGATCTCAGCGCAGCCGTTGCAGGCCTCGAACTCATCGGGATAGGTGTAAGCCTCGATGGTGGCGCCGAAATCCTCGGCACTCATCAGGTTCAGGTACTTGATGTTGTCCGCCCATACGGCATTAGGCTCGCCGCCGGAGGGGCTCTCGTTAACGGCGCTCAGGCCGTACCAGGGCACACCTTTGCCGTATGCATTGTCCTCGCCCATCGGGAACAGGACGCCGTGGTCGACGCCGGTCTCATACAGACGCTTGCCGACTTCATCCCATTTGATCTTCATAGCTGTTTCCTCCTTGTAAGGTTAGAAATATAGGTTGAACACATCATGGTTCAGGTTTTCTTTGGTATAGTGGCGTTCATGGCTGCACATCGGAAGAAGCGCGATCTTGCTTGGGATCTCGCTGTCAGGATTTCTGTAAATCACAGTCACCTGATACCGGTCGTGAAGTGCATAAGGCTGATTGTCAGCAAAAGTAGGTTCAATACGGCTGCGCTCGTAAACGATGCAGTCATAAATCATTTCCTTGCTGGCGGGGGGCTGAAAGTACACACGGCACTTTTCGCCTCTGTCGGGGCATCCAAGAATGTCAGATAGCGTCTTCTGAAGAAGCAGTCTCTCCATTGTAGACACCTCCGATCGTCAGGATCAGTCTTGGATAATGGACTTCAACATTGGAGATTTTCCAATTTGCCCCCATAAAGCCAACATACCGCATTCGGTGGAAATTCTGGTTGGCAAACGGATCGGCGACTATGCTGATCTCATTCGCAACATTGATGTCGTCATTGAGTGTTTCCGATGACTGAAGACGCCTGGTGTTACGGGTCAAGTCTCCGAAGTACATCCGCTCCGTGATCTTTTCCACATATACACCAGGCGCCGTTTCCACCGTTTCAGCATAGCCTACCGGTCCGTAAAATTTTGCCATTTTGAATTTTCTCCCTTAGGTGCCGTCGTGACCGGTATCCTCGGTCTGGCCGGAAGAGGCCTTCACGGGCTCTTCCAGTGCGATAGCAGACCACAGTCTGGTCAGCGCGCCGGACAGACGAGTCTCAATCAGGTACTTCTCCTGGTTAAAGTCGATGTCAAACTGGTTGAAACGGGTGATCTCGCCGCCCTTGGTAGAGCCAACGGTATAGTCGCTCAGATTGACGAAGATACCCAGCAGGTTATGCTTCTTGCCAGTCTTGTCGGTGCGGGCCAGACCCTCGAACTGCTCAGCAGTGTGCAGCTCATTGATGTTCAGCGCAGCAGCCAGATCAGCCTTGGAGTTGTAGATGCGGCGACCGTTGGTGTCGCGGGCCAGCAGCATCACATTCACCAGATGCGGCGTGCAGAAGAAGTCTGGAGTGCCGGTGCCCTTGAACTTCTCGCGGGAGTAAAGGGCAGCCGTGATGATCGCCTCGGCGTAGATGTAGTTCTCGCCGAAACGGGAAGCGGTGCCTGTACCCTGAAGCTCGTTGCGGGCAGCCTCGATGTCCACATCATAGTGGATGGTGTAGAGATCATCGTCATTCCAGATAGAACGGACATGCTCCTCAGAGATCTTGTGCTCATCAGCCTCATCGCGACCGTCACCGATCAGGATAGCGGTAGCGACCTCTTCCAGCAGAGTCTGACGCATCACACCGTACTGGTACTCGACCACATCGAAATCGGTGATGTCGATGATGTCATCGCGGTGCATGGAGTCAGTGATGTAGATGGTCTGCGGATCGGTGGTGCGCTTCATCAGCTTCATGTTGCCGGAAGGAACCTTCTTCTTGCCCTTCTGATAACCATGCGCGCGGATATCATCGCCGCGGGCATCCATGTTGCGGGTACGGATACGGCTGATAGGGCTCTTGTGGACCTTGTTCATGACCACATTGACCCAGCCCTGGTCACGGGTGATGAGCTCAGGAGCGCCGGTGCGCAGATCCTTATACTCGGGGAACAGGGCCTCGATGTCGTCGATACCGTGCTTCAGAGTATCGTTATGCTGCTCGGCGTAGAGCTTCATAGCCCCCTGAAGAGTGCCGACGCTCTTGAGCTTGGCGCTGGCGATGATCTCGGTCTGAGCGGAATGGCTCAGGGTGGTCGCCTGATTGTCCTCAGGCTTCTCGAAAACATTGTGCTTCATAGTCTTGTCTCCTCCTTCGGATTTGTCGGAATGTTCGATGTGGCCGTCGTCCTTCTTCTCTTCGCCATCATCGTCGTCAGAATCGCTGTGGGCCATAGCATTGGCGAGCAGAGCAACCACAACGGTCTTCTGCTTTTCGGTCAGGCTGTTGATGACATCTTCAACGGTATCGCCGTCTCCGGTGTCTTTCTTGTCGCCATCAGCGGACTTCTTGCCGTCATCGGCAGAGTCATCAGCTTTGCCTTCATCTGCATGGGCAAGCGTGATAGGTTCGTTGGCACAGAAGATAACTTCCTGCTCAGCGCCCTCTCCATGAGCAAGATCGACAAAGTCGATGAATGCTCCGGGATTTGCACCGGCGACCACAAGGCTCAGCTCCTTGATGTCACCATGCATCACATTTCCGCCCTGCTGCTTCAGGCCGTTGGCATAGATGGACAGGGAATCCACATCTCCATGCTGCACGATCAGCTTAGCAGCCTTACCGGCAGCAGTTTCGTTGAATGTGCAGTAAGCGTAAACGCCATCCTCGCGGTTTTCCAGCAGCGCATGGCCCAGAATATTGGTCGGGTCGTCATGCTGGTGATTCCATACGAGGGGGACGGTCTTTCCGTCGCAATGCGCAAACGCATCACGGCGAATGGTGCGGCCATCACTGCACACAAGGTCATTGCGCGTCGCCCAGCCGCTGAAGTCGTACTTAAGTTTCTTCTCCATTTTGATTGTTGTCCTCCTTCGGTGTTGATGCCGGCGTGCTTTCCGCCGGTGCGCTCAGATTGCTGTTGCGCAGCTCGTCCGCCTTTGGGTCGGAAGAAGGCTTCATGCCGATCTTCTGCCGGATCTCATTCGAGGTCATGACCTCGTTGCGGGTGAACTTGTCAGTCATCTCAGCGATCTTATCGACAGGCACCAGCTTGAAGGGATCTCGGAAGAACAGGATGGACTGCTTTTGCGACCGAGCAGTTTTAGTGAGGAATTTCCTCTTGATCTCATCAACAATGGCAGAGAGGATTGGCTCAACGATTCGAGTCAGGTAGTTCTGCATCGTCTTGTCGTCGGCAGAGCCATCCAGAATGCCCTGGGTCAAACCTAACTGGCTGTAAAGCATACTCGTCAGGTATTCGATCTGGGACATCAGGTTGTTCTCGACGGGGCGATTCAGTTGGACCACATGCTCAGTTCCGTCAGTGTATGCAACACCATATTTGGAGCTGGCTAACTGGTTCTCGATATCTTGTCGGCGCAATTCCGCCTGTTGACGACGTGCTTCTGTCTTGATGACATACGGCAACTGAATGATGAGGTTCAGCTTTCCGGAACTGTTCTGCTCGTCAATGGCGTCCAGCAGGTTCAACTTTCGGATAAGCCGCTGCATCGTAGAGTTCGGTTCATTCATGACAGCATAGAAAGGATTCTCCACAATGCCGACGGTACTCTTGGGGACAAGAATATCCTCTTTCTCACCGCGCTGGTCATTGTAGACGCGAACCTTTACATGCTGCGGGAACCATTCAAGAATCTTGCCGGTCCGCATCGTCTCGATGTCAATGCCGCCGGTTTTCTCAGGATCAAAGTTTGTATCGACAGGGATGATAGCGACGCAGCCCTCGTCCAGCATCGACATAACAATGTCCTGCATAAAGGCCCTTCCGGTCTGGTCAACATTTGCTTCTACCGTTAAACAGTTATTAAGCCCGCTCTCGATGACCTCCTTGAATCGGTCGCTGCCATCCAGTCGCACATGCTGAACGGTCATAGATGAGACATCCAGCGCAATACGGTTATAGACCGAGGTAATGATCGAACGCTCATTTCCACGGCTGAAGAGTGGACGGTCGGGGCGATAACCGTAACTCGGCCCAATCGACATCCGAGAAACATAAGAATCTCGGTTCATGAATGTATTCCATGCGTGCTTTAGCCGCGTGGCAACTGTCATTTCCATTCGGAACTCATCACCTCCTTCATGGCATAAAAAAATTCCGCAGACCGTTCAAAGTCTGCGGAGCATGGTAAATGATTTAGCTCTCCATTGTTCCCTATTCAAATGCTTCCGGATTCCGCTTGTAAGCGATATAGGCATCCATCATAGCCGACACAGCGTCGATCTTCTGCTCATACCGCTTCTTCATCAGCTTCCGGTTTCCGTTGGTATCTTCCATGGCGATGCAGTTACCCATGGCATAGGTCATCAGCTCTTCGTCAAAGAGGAGCATCCGGTCTTCGGCCAGCTTCTTCAGCTCACCCAATGGAACGGACTCCGTCTTTGCGCCCTGAATGACTTTCTCAATGCCGAACGGGCCGTTCTCAGCCGCCCAGCGTTCCACAAACTCCTTGGCGTTGTATGGGTCATAGCCAAAGCAGCGGACATCATACCCACACGCAACGATGTACTCGTCCAAGTCCTCATAGACCTGCATCGGGTCCAGAACCGTTCCATCCAAAACGACAAGACTGCCCTCATCCATGAATTGCTCATACTTATTACGCATAGCAGCAGGAAGCTTATTTAGTGTTCTGGAAGTAATGTAGTTTCTGGTCTTCACACCAAAGGAACCGTTACGTAGCGGGAACAAAAAGGTGAACGAACAGAAGTCGTCACCCTGAGAAAGGTCTCCACCAAGCGCGCAAGCCATCTGCCAGTAATCGCGTTTGCGATGCGGCAGTGTCTCTTCGTAGGTGAAGTAATAGGTATAACCCTCCATCGGCAATCCGAAACGCTTGGCAAGAATATCATTCCTTGCGGCAGGCGCTTTCTCGGCGCGTTCCACATCAAGCTGATAAGTCTCGTAACTTACCGTCTTTCCGATGTTCGGGTTTGCCTTCATCCACATCTCCGGATAGCCGACCTCGTCGACAGAGTCGAGCTTGTACCACCAGATCGAAACATGCGGGTTTGGATAATCCCCTTTGAGAATGCTCATAAGCTCCATTTTGATGGTATCGCCGGCGCCGTTACGAACAGTACCCTCTGAACTGGTGGCCACGATCAGATAGTCGTCCACCTTGGAAGCGCCCTGCTCAATAGCGCCGATAACATCCTCGCGAATGTCGCCGGAGAGCCACTCGTCTACGGTTGCGATCTTGCATCGAAGACCTTGCAGCTTGTTGATCGACATGGGGCGGATCTCAATGAGAGAGCCGGTCAGAAAGTTCTCAATGCCTTTCTTGGTCGAGGCCAACTTGACGCGATTGGCCTGTGAACCGGTCGTGTTCTGGAGCGAGCCTTGGGTCAGAAATTGGAATACGGGGCCGCGGGCTCTTGTGATGGCAGTGCGGATCGGTGACATGACCTCTTCGGCAAGCTTCATGGTCGGAGCTGTCGTGATCTGATGGGTCGTACTTGTGTCTACATTCTCAAAGAATGATTGGATGCACGAATCATAGATCGACTTAGCGGCTCCTCGTCCGACGATCAGGTATTGCTTGTTCACAAGCCGCTTCTTGATCATCTTCTTGACATAGTGCCCACCTCGTCCGTCAGCGTTCGGCTCATAGACCGTTCGCTCCACAAAGTAATACCAGCCGAATACCTGCTCGCCCCACAGCTTGAAGCTGTCAAGGAGGTGAAGATCGGAACCATCCGTCAGGGTCATCTCTGCCTCGCAATACTTGATCCAGCCCTCAACGGCTTTATCATCGTAATAGATTCCTGGATTTGCGATCAGATCGTCGATCCGGTTCATCTCCATCGAAATCTCTTTGCAGACAGGGATCTCACCACGAATCACCGCTTCACGAAACTTTCCGTAATACCGGGGAACAGCAGTATTCGACAGGGCCATTCAGTATTACCCCGCCTTCTTCTGCAACTGCTGAATTGCGAGAGCAATGCTCAGAGCCGAGCTGCCGACAGCCAAAACCGTTCCAGCGTTGTCAAGCACATCGGAAAGATAGCGGCGGCCTTTAGACACCGATTCCTTGGCAAACAGATCGTTGTACTGCCGTTCCAAAAGCTCGCGGTTGATCTGGTCGCGAAGCTCCTTGTCGGTCTTCTTGCTCAGGTCCATCCGCTCTTTCTTCGTAGCATTGCGGCTGTCCTGATCCATCTTCTTCGCCCGATTGACAAGTTCGGAAGTGGCATCCACAGCTTTCTTGGTCGACTCAAGCTTGGAGGGCGGGGTCGGCTTTTTAGTCAGATCCTTATATTTGTTTTCCAGAGATAACCGATTGATTGCCTTTCTAAGGTCTTCATCTTTCATCTCTTTCACAGGATCTTTCTTCTCCTGCTGCTGAGCGCGGCGTTTTCCCTCAGAAGTGTAACTGCCGTCTGAATTCTGGAAACGGCGAACGCCCCATTTCTGGCCTTTGATACCATAGTGGCAAAGTTCATCCATTTTGACTTTCCTCCTCTCTTGCAGCATTATCGGCCGCCACGAAAAGCCGCCACTCAAACTCGCTGATTTGACGGTTCATCGCGTCAACAGCAGAGGAAGCGGTAGGCAGGTCGAAAAGCAGCCGAACTTTAAGGTGCATATAAGATTTTACAAGGGCAAGCCGACCAGGGTCATCCTCCAGAAAGTCAGACCACTTTTCATCAGCCCCTGAAATGGCAAAACCTTTCTTCGGGCCAACTCCCATCTGTCCAAGAATGGAAAAGACAGAGTTGATGTGCATGATAAGGTCAGCATCAAAGTGAGTGTAACTCTCGTCAATTCCGAGAAGCTTTTTCACCGATGTCAGGATGCTTTCAGTCGTATCCATAGATGCACTCCTTACTTGGAAAGGGCAATGTACTTTCTCATACAAAAGCCCTCGACCCCATCAGAAGTGCGAACTTTGTAAAAGTCTTCCGTGGACGCATCCAAGTCAACGCAGACCTGTGTCAGCGCGTCAATGACGACTGCAACATCTGCGTTGATGTCAGGCAGCTTACGCACATTCAGATAGAGACAGTCCGTAACAATGCCGGAGCCAGTATGCGGCTCATTGACCGCTTCTGCCTCAGTGCAGAGTTCCGTCACATCCTGACGCTTACCGCGAAGCTCCTGAATGATGTCCTGCTTGCGAGGATTATTCTGCATAGTTGGTTCCTCCTTTGGTTTAATGTTTCCAGGGACAGGTATCATTCCTTGTCCGCTTAGGTGGTTCGGTGAGCAACAGATTTTTGTCACCGTAGTGAATTGCCTGATGCGTTTCATGGGTCGTTGTGATGAGATACTCAGGGTCGAGTAGAATGTCTGTCCGTTCCAGAAGATCTCTCTGCCGAATCGGGTTCAGATGGTGAATGATGACTCGACCAAATATCTCGTGACCTTCGATGCCAAGGTCGCAGCCAAGATCTCTTGCAATCACCGTGTCTCGAATCTTCTTCCATTCCAGTGACCTGTAAAAGACCTGGTTCATATAACGGTCGAAGCCGAAAGTCGTTTCGCCGACGATGCCGTCAAGCCGAAGATACTCAAAGCGATCTTCAAAGGTTGGAAGAAGAACAAGCTCTGAATAGCTTTTAATATTCATCCTCTTCGTCCTCCTGCCCCTGATAGCTCTTCATAGCCTTGGCCGCCTTGAGGTACAGATCCTCCATCTTGGCGGAGGACTCGATCGCTTCGGCCTTTGCCGCGGCAAGATCCCTCTGCTTCTCAAGCAATTCTTTTTCGATCTGGGCTCTGGTGGAGCCGAGTTTCAGAAAATGGGAAATCACCTGAGAGGAAGCAGTGCCGTTGCGCATTTGCTCTTCGGCAACATCAATGGCTAAGGCGATCAGTTGCTTCTCTCTTGCTTCAGGAGTAAGAGCCGCACGGGATTTAGGTACTTTCTCAGATGATCTTGCGGCCTTTGCCATCCTTGCCACCTCCTCTCGCTGTGTTTGATCATGGTATTCACTGTGTTTTGCATCACTTATTTGGACTTTGAGACAGGGCTTGAAAGAACCCACAGAACTGACTGGCTGAACAAGTTGAAAGGAGAAATCCCCAAATGAAAGATGGAGGTAGAGAAAGCACTTGCATGACCCGGTCGTGGCAATTCCATGGAAAGAAGAACACATCAGGAGGTGAAATATCAGCCCTGTGGGCCCGTTCAAACCCTGTCTCGTCACCCAAAACTCCCGTCGGCTGCCCCAACCCCGAAAAACATTTTTCAAAAATATCCCCCGGAGAATTTTCAAAGACCGCCGCGATGCAGAGGGGGTGCTGTTTTTGCGACCCCCCCTATACCTTTTGGAGAGCAAGGTAGTCTCGCTAAGCAAAAGGTGACTTGGAGTTAAAACTTATCGTGTTGTAAAAGCAGAGCCAAAGATAAAACCTTCCGATTTGAGCGAAAGAGGCTGCTAAAGCCTTTATGCACTAACGGGAGGCGAATCCTTTGTGTCTGCTTTTACTTTTTTATAGATCCCAAGGGGATCGTATTTGATGATGTCGTCAATGGCACGCTCAAGTTCCTGTTCGTTTTCAGCATCTGAAAGCTGATCGGAAGTCCTGGCTATACGGGCCAGGTAGGCGCAAGAGTGATAGCCTTTGCCTTCATCAAAGCGATACCAAGCATCGTACTGGGTAAAGGGATCATACGGATTATCTGTCGTAGTTAGCGCGCATGATTGAGCCATTTTCTCTCACTTCCTTTCATGAATTCAGATACTTGGAAACGGCAGAAGTCGAAATTCCCAAAGCTTCAGCGATTTCAGCATTTGTGTGGCCAGAATTCGCCATTGCTTTGATTCTGCTAATGCGAGCATCGGACAACTGCGTTGTTCTTCTCGGCGTTGCTCGTTCTCTGACAGTTTTCGGTTCGGCATAACGCAAGATCTCGCTCAAAGTTGTGTCTGAAATTGCACCAGACTGAATTGCAGTCCATTCGCCATCGCTGATTGTAATGCGAGTTCGCTTTCCGCTTGCACCAGTAGAATTTCTGGCATCACTGATGGCAGCACGACGGATCTTGGAAATCTCATCTTTGTCAGTAATGTTGTTTGCCTGAACCTTTGCTTTTACACGAGCATTTGCAATTCGTTGAGCTTCTCGTTCAAGAGGAGCATTCAACTGTGCGACCTTGAGAGCAGCCATAAGGCGGTTCACTTCGGGCTCAAAGGCCTTGGCCGCACTGGCAGAGCGCTTCAGAGTAGGGGTAGCCTTGTATTCAAGACGGGCCTTGTTGGCAAGGTCTTTCATCTTGTTGGCATAGTCGGCATAGGCCTCTTCCTGAAGCGTTCCAGAAGACATCGAACGAACATCATCAACTGCGAGAATGCGTTTAACCTTAGTGGTTGCCGCTACCGTCTTTCCGGTACGGGGGTCCACATAAGTTCTGCCGGACTCCTTGTAAACGACTTTTCCTGTCAGAGGATCAATGACACCGCTGCCCTGACGCTCCGGTACCTCAACATCCTGCTTTCTACGGGATAGGAGGGTAGAGGCGCCGCCATGGTGGCCAGTCTCGTCGTCAAAGCCTTGATACTTCTTCTTAAGCTCGGCGATGCCATTATCTTTCTCAGACTGCCGGTAGTCGAGCTTGTGCTTGGCCGCATCAATGACAACCATGCTGTGTTTGACCGCTCTTGCGATCTCAGGCTCAGTAGCGCCTTTCAGAGTCATGTCAGTAATGAGATTTGAAATCTCACCCATCTGTCTCTGTGTAGCAGCACCCTTTGCAAGGAGCCGAACGCCAGTCTTGCCCTCAGTCGAGTAATCAGTCTTAGGATCGAAATCTTTCAAATCCTTAAGGGCGGGGGTAGATTGGATCTTCACCCTCCCACCGGTCGGAATGACAACGACCTGGTCGCCATCAAAGTCAGCACCAGAAAGACGCTCTGCAACCTTAGGATTGATACCCACAGCATCCCGAATGTTCTTTCCGAGAACGGAAACGGCAGTCGGGTTTTTGTTATTGACCGTAAGCTCAGGGATCTCAAAGGTACCACCATGCGGATAGCGAATTAGCACGACCTTTTCGCCATCACGATAGTTCGGGGCAAAAATCTCAGTCTCTTTCATCGCATTGAGCGGTAGTATGACCTGCGTGCTCTGACGAGGGAGAGCAGCCGCTTTCAGATGGACAGCAGCCGAGTCGCACTCATCCGCAAAGTCTAACAGGAGCTTCCGCTTTACGGTAGGATTGTTCAACGAACAGATCTCCGAGAACTCGTCAGCAGCATCAGCGTAAGTCAAATCCAACTGCTTCTTGATAAGCTGGATGGGCTGCTTGGAAAGGAACTGGGAAGAAAGATTTTTACTCATCTTGTCCCAGTCGCCCTCTTCTTTCAGCTTGTTGATCGCAGAAAGTTTCTCATTGCCGTCGGCGTCGATATAGTGACTCTGGCCATTAGCCTTAATTAAGGCCCCGAAAGGGTTGTCGGGATCATCCTGAATTTTCTTCAGAACATCCATCTTAGGTGTTCCGGTATGCTTGTTGGTGTTAAAGACAATGTCTGCGCCATCGGGCATATCGTCAGAATACATCGCCATTCCTTTGAGGTAATGAGTACCATCCACAAGGATACGAACCTGAGCATAGTGAGAATCTCCCAAATCAAGGTCAGCAACGCCGCGACGAATCTCAATGACACCGTCTTTCAGTGCGCCACCCTCATCGCCATAAAGGATCTTCACACGGCTGGAATCAATGCTCGCCGGATACTCACGCTTGTCCCAAGACTCGCCACCATCAGTAGAATGGTAGTCGCCAACAGACTTCACCAAATCAAGGTTTTGATAAACCTCTCTCTGGTCAATCTCAGGAACGGAAATAACGGGGGTGATCGTGCGTTTCTTCGGGTCGTTTACCTGGGGAACGCCGACGCCATAGCGGTTATAGCCCTCGGTTTCCAAAATGAAAAGAGCCTCTTGAAGAACACCGGTAGAAACACCAAGCTGCCGCTCAACTCCGGTGCCCACATCAATGGCTCCTTTTTCCGCAAGCTCTTTCTTCAGAATCTCTGCCGTGGCTTGCGCCTTATTCTTATTGGCTGCCGTATTCTCATTCAGCAGTGCGCGAACAGAAGAGTCATTCGCATAACCGAGGATTGAGGCGATCTCATCCAGCGTCTTACCGTCTTCCCGCAAAGAACGGGCGCGGTCTGCCTGAAGAGCACGGCGTTCATGCTTTGCGACGCGAACCTGCATCCGCAAGTCAGTCGTCGAAAGATGAAGTTCATCAGCAATCTGTTTTTCAGTTTTGCCGAGCCGCTGAAGCTCTTCAACGCGAGCAAGAAAGTCGCCGCCATGTTGGTAAGGGTTATCACCGGAACCCCACGGATAGCGCCCAGAGCGCCGTTTGACGCCATAGTGCATCAGAATATCTTCCTCTACGAGGTCCATAGCTTAACCCTCCTCTTCTCTAATTTTGTTGATGACCTTATCGGCTGTGATGATCCTGTCCATGATTGGCAGAATATCCTCAACAGTCGGCTTATAGTACAGAATTTGGTCGTGCTGGTAGATACGCAGTTCCATTTCAATGTCGGCTGGACGAATATGATACTCCAAACAGAACAGAGCGGCATAGACCTCCAACTGTTCAATGTGAGCATCAATTTCTCCGGTCTTCAAATCATGGATGCGAAGAAAATTATTTCGGAAGCAAATTGCGTCTGTCGTTCCGAAACAGTTCGGGGAATAGTAGAGGATCTGTTCCGGCGTCATCTTATAACCGATAGCGTCATTCACATACATGTTCAGAGTCTTCTGAGACTTAGGAAGTTTCTGCCCCAAAAGAATACACTGAGCGGCGAATGCGTGAAGAACAGTTCCTTTCTGTGTTGCCAGAAATCTCACATAGGAGTCCGCGATTTTATCGTCGGTGTAATTGATCCAGTGATACTTACTTGCACCAAGGAAGGCGTGCTGACCTTCAAGGTTGGAATGCCTGTTGAAGTTCATTCAATACCTCCTCTTTATTTTCCGGACACACAAAGCGAGAGAATGACATATCATTCATCTTCTCGACATAGTAGTCCTGATTTGGGCGCTTCTTAGCTGTCGCAGACCTCTTGCATTCGAGGGAGGCCCACTTCTCGCCATAAAGGATCAACAGATCGGGGAGCCCCTGAATCTGGTCCATCTTGAAAACCATGCATCCAGGGAACAACGCTTTCAATGACTCGATTAAACGGTCTTGAAATCCGCTCTCAAGTCTGGAACTTCTGGCCACGAAATGACCTCCTTTCGACAAAAAATAAAATGGAGAGAGGGAAATGTGTAACACATCTCTCTCTTCTCCATAAAAGACCCTGTTTTTTCTGCGAAAGCCAAAAAGGGCATAAAAAAGCCGAGACACCTTTTCAAGCGTCTCGGTCAAATATCCAGAGGGTCAGCTATTATTTCGCAGATACCGAATGAGTATCCAAATCAGCCACAGACCTCCTGTGCAGAAAGTAAGTATCACATCGAGGATCAGTCCACCAGTGCTACGCTTTCCGTTACCTTTACTCATGCTGTCCGTCCTTTCTCATAAATCCGTTATGTTGTCATCATCAATGTTGTTGCTTTCTTTCAGTGCGATGTTACCTCCAAGACTCGAAGCCAAAGCCACAACAATGGCAGCAGCTACGCCGCCGATAATCCCAATGAGCTTCAAACGGTTCCTCGATTTTTCAGAGTCCTTATCCGCTACCGCTGCGGCAACTTCCTGCATCTGATCGAGAATATAAGTCTTCTGCTCAAATGTCAGGTCGTCGTTGTCCAGCATTTTTTCAAGAGAATCCATCACGCGGTTATACATATCGTAACAACTGCGCATACTCTCTCGATCGTCTTCCATCGCTTCTTGGATGACGCTGCGGTACTCTTTCAAAACATCAAGTGAAGTCGAAGCGAAGTTCGGAAATTGCTCAAGAGCTTTCTTTGCAACTTCGGGGTTCATCTTCGGAACCATTGTCGCAAAAGCAATGACTTTTTCTTTTGTCAAATGTCTGAAATCTGGAATATCCAGTTTCTTGAGAACTTGCTGTTCAGTGTAAGGCCGTGCCACGCTCCGTCCTCCCCTCGTAAGAGTGCAAATAAAAAAAGGTGCGCCCCAACGAAGAGACGCACCCTGCAAAAGCGCATCTCTCATTGCTGCGACACAATCCTCTTACCACCACTATGGGTATAACGAGTTAAGAGAGAAACACTTGTTGCCAAGTAATTCTCCCATAGTGAAGCGGATAAGAAGATTTAATTGTGTCGCAAGCTCAGTATATCACACTCGCGCACGAAAAGGAAGTCAGAGTTTTTGAGGAAAAATCAGGCTTTGGCCAAAAGCCCACTTTTTCTCGTCACTTATATATATTTTTTACATTTTTTCTTCACGCTAATTAAAGAAAAAAGTGGGAAAGTGGGCAGAAAGCCCGCAAAGCCTTGTGTATCAACGGTTTCAGCCTGCCCACTTTTCAAATAAAACCGGGCAAAAACCCACTTTTTTTGGCCAGAACCGTCTCTACAAGTCTCTCAACTCGCCCAAATTTATCAAGTTTCCGAAAGAAAGTGGGCAGGAGCCCGTTTTTCAAAACAAAAGTGGCCACGATTTTTGCGCATGAAAGAGCCCCGAATTCTATCTTAGATTAGACAGAACCGGGGCAAATTCACGCAGTTTTGCTAAAATGATCTTCGCTGATAAGGGAGGTTTTTTGTCATAATTGGGATGTAGTCGTATCGCTTGAACGACTTTTTGGAGTGTTTCTGAATAGATTGACCGTACTTTTTAGGCGGCATTCCGTATCGGTTTGGCCAGAGCACATCGTCGTCGAGGACGGCTGATACAGTTACAGTGACAGCTTCCCATGCATCAACAATATCAGCAGCCAACTGATTGATGGCTTCGCTAAAGGCCTCAAATGCCTTCACAATATCTTCAGTAGGAAAGTTAAACATTTTTCTACCTCCATACTCGTCCGGACCGTTTGTCGATCAGAACGACACGACCTTCGATCTCGAAGTCTGCCAAGTCGCACACATCCTTGATAGATCTGAGCAACTTCTTAAAGCGAAGCTCCTCGATTTCAAGGTTTATCATGGCCTGGTAGGCTGTTGGATCGGAGTAGCCCTCCGCATTTTTTCGGTCGCTCATTGGTCACCTCTTTCTTTCTCCCACTTTTCAAGATCACAGCCGATTTCTTTCAGCTTGTAGGTACAGAGCCAGACATCGTCGCTCTGCTCCATCTCATAACGACGGATCAAAGCCTCGATGCCGCGGGAGAAGTTGTCATAGAATTTTTTAAGCCGCTTGTTGCCGAAGCCGAGCTGTTCACGCAGCTCCCACAGAACCAGAGCGTCGATCTCTCGAATATGCTTTCGATCGTACTCTGCGAGCTGTCGCTGTATCTCCATGTCCATAGCCTTTTTCTCGGCAGCGGACATCACGGCTCCGAACACTCTTTTTCCGGCTTTCTTTACTTTCATGAACGGGCCCTCCTATGATCCAGTTTTCTTTTGCGAAGAACATCGGAACTCCGAAGAAAAGAGAAAGGAGAAGGACCGTACCATCCTTCTCCAAAATAACGACCGGCAAAGATGCCAGCACCATCAATACCGCATAGATCTTGTTGCGGATCAGTTCGCGCTTCCACATAATCATTACTCCTTTATCAGTGCGATGTTGGCGGAATGAACCAGATATGTAGTTCCGTCAATTTTTACCTGAATCTGATCGCCGTCATCATAGTCTTTCCAGCTCTCGATTTTCCCGCTAATGACAGAACCATCGGGAAGAGCCAGGATAGCATTGTCATAGCTGAATGTCGTGTCGATGACTTGTCTGTTACAACCCGTCAGGAACATCAGCATCATGGCGACAACGAGGAGGATCGCCGCAAGCATACAAAGCGCTCTCTTAGCTTTCATCTTACTTATCCTCCCCAACAGTATAGATAGGCTTGTCATAAGCGTACAGAGTCGCATGACTCTCATCCGGTGTATCCATCTCCAATACAGTCATGATGGCATAGTTTGCGAGATCGAGCAGCGTATCACGAATGGACTCATCCGTAACTTGCTGCTGGTCACGGTCATTGCAGGAAAGGCGGGACAGGGTCTTGAAGCGGGAGAACTTATCCCCCAGACGGATACGGGCCATAGCGAGACCTTCCTCGACGAAAGTGGTATGAAAGCTGTCGCCATAGTCATGGTTTTTGCGCGCGTAGAGCTCGTTCAGCCCATCGCAGATTTCCTTATGTTTTAGAACTTTTTCGTTCATTGCGATCCTCCTTAGTCTTTCATAGGCGACAGGCCAAGTCGTGTCCGGTAGTCATTGTGAGAGATCAGACCGCTGGCTCTCATGTTGCGGAGTGTCTCCTCGTCCGGCCACGGGAAGACCGAAACAGAAACACCGCTATCAGGCGAAATATAAATGGACACAGATCGGTCACGAGCCGCCATTGCTTCATCAATGATTGAGTGGATTTTTTTCTCATCCATTTTCACAAGCTCCTTTCAAATATCATTCACTCTGCGATGCAGACTGTGTTCGGCATCAAAACCATCGGGATAGCGGGCGCGGAGCTTATCAATGTTCATCTGGAAGATGGTCTCCAAATCATAGCCGATAGCTTCTGCACTGATGGCCAGATACCATGCGACATCGCCAAGTTCTTTTGCCATGTGTTCGCTATCGAAAGCGTGGCCCTGGTAAAGATGCTTTTTGAGAATATCAATGCATTCTCCGGCTTCGCCGTTCAGACCCATCAGGCCGTTGAGAATACGAGGGTATTCCTTAGACATTCCGGATGCGGTCCGAAGTGCTTCTTTCTGGTACTCATTAGGTGTCATAGTCGTTACACTCCTGAAAAAATATAAAAAGAGAAGAGCCTACGTTTCCGTAAGCCCTTCCCCTGGGTAGAGATTAGAATTTCAGCTTTTCGTTGATCTTCGCGATTTGCTTCTCAGCCTTTTTCTGAATCTCGGTGTTCCCGGCTGCGATTGCCAGGTCAAGGATTTCCTGCCAGTCTTCTAACTGGTCAAGCAGCATACCCTTGTACTGGTTATCTGTCATACCCACAGAATCACCACCATCCAGAAGGTGAGAATCGTTGCGTTCAGACATAGCCTAACAACCTCCTTCCATAATAGGCGATGTACTTTTTGCGCATGATTTCTTTTTTATGATTGTATCATAACAGCCGGAGTGGTGTCAAACGGCAGTGCCGGTAATCAACGCAGAATAAGGCAGTCCCTCAATCCAGTCGCAGAAGGTATGCCACTCGTCGAGCTTATGGTTCCGTCGGCTCTTGTAGATGTTGGCCAGTACCTCATAGTTGAGCATGACTGTTCGCCGCTGGTTGTAAGAGGAGGGGAGGAGCTGGATCATCTGCCACCAGTATTTCTTGTCTTTGGTTTCGAGGTATTTCTTACGACAAACATTCAGACAAGCGATAGTTTGGTTGAGATGTTGAATCGGAGTACAAGGATAGATGATTGTAGGATTTACTTTTTCTTCTCCCCAATAGGAAAGTAAATGCTCACATGAGAAATTCTCCAGCGTAAATTCTTTCTCTGCGATCTTGTGCATCGTGGAGCAGGAATTGGCCACGGTCCCCACCTTGTAGGTATCGAACTCCTTCCACCAGTACAGCGGGGCAGTTATATCGAGATACACAGTGATCATCCGCATGAACTTACGATGATCCGTACCAGCGTTGCGGAGGGCCATCATGAGTTGCTTATCGTTGGGGCCAATGCAGAAATTTTGCTGGCATTCTCCGCAACATTTTTCTTTCTCATAAGGACATTTTGGGCCACTATCGCTTTTCGCCCACGAGTTCTTAGGGTTCCTCATGCCTCGAATGGCGTGCTCCCAGCCGAGAACTTCGGCGTTTTCAATCTTCAGCATTTGCTTCTCCTTTCCTTAACGCCTCATTGTGCTTTACAAGCGCACAGAGAGAGGCATTCTCCTCATCGCAAAACTTGATAGAAACAGGGTCGACACGACGCACACCATCTTTGAATTCGACAATGCCATAAACCTGCCCAATCTGACCAGCAGGATGCCCTCCACGAAGCGGGCTTGCGTCGACAACCTTGCTCCACCGCTCCCAAAGATGAAAATATCCGAGCTTACCATTGACTTCGCAAAGGCGTGTCGGGAACTCAACATTCATTTTAAGCCCGGCCATTACAAACCTTCTTTCTGTTGGCCGCGAAGAACCTCAATGCAGTCGCAGTCAACCGTAACAGCTTCGATATTCATAGCAGAGAGCATCATCTGAAGCTCGTCTACGAGATACTTTTCGCTCTTACCAAGGCCGCCGCTTGCGAGAAGACGGATATAGTTCGTCACCGTGATGGGAACAGGAATTTTCTTACCCATCTGAGCAGCGAGCAACTGAATGTACTTGGCCATCGGATAGGTAGCCACAACGATGGTGGCACCGGTCCTTTCAGACATTTCGATGAGCATAGTTGTTTTGCCGCTTTGCCGTTCGCCGATATAAATGGTGCTCATTTGGAAGTCTCCTTTCTCGTTCTTGCCAAGACCTTCTTTGCCTGAGAAGTGGAGCCAAAGACTCGCTTCGTAACGGCAGCGCAGAATCCGGCATAGGGATCATTGTGATCACCTTCGCCACAAGAAACGATAGTCTTGGTTCCGTCGAGCCAGAACACGATCGTTTTAGGACCACTGAAAATGACCTGCTTTACGCCGAGCGATGCTCTGGGGGCTCCGAAAGTGAAGTTGAGGAAAGCCTTAGCAAGAGCCTCCGGAATGATTGCATCGTTATGTTTCGGTGTATCAAAGAACGAAGGTTTTACATTTTCTTTCTTGAACCAGAAGAGTCCATAGCCGCTCGCAGGGTTTTTAAGGTCAGAGAACTCAACCCCGACTCGATTATCTGCAAGTTTCTTAACTATGCCGAGTTTTCCGGCGTATTTACCTCCATATTCGTCGCTGCGTCTAATACTGACAATTGTACCAATACCTGCCATATTTTTTCTCCTTTCTAAATAGATTCTCATTCGAGCCATTCGTTTTCTCGTTCATAGAATTTGAAAACTATTACGCCGGTTCCTATAATCCAAAATATCCAGAACACAACAGTGTTAACGCCTTTTTCCAGTCTTTCAATAGTCTCATCAATAGTTAAACCTTCATAGAATGGGCTGCTATCAGAGATAGTGTTGTCAGAAAGGGTTGTAAAGATGGTTCCTGTATGTGTGATGCCGATACCGTAATATTCATACCGAACGTGACCGGATTCGTATATGGTGTCAATGTATCTCGTTCCGGGTAGTTCAAATTTGGAGATTGGAAAAGTAGCTTCACAGAAAGAAACAGTCGATGCTGCTTTTGACTCTTCTCCAGCATAATCCCAACTCCAATAGGTCTCGATGGTATATGTAGTGTTTCCGTTTGCATCCGTGTGCGCAACTGTGCGAGTATGCATCGTATAGCGCTTTTTGATTTTCTCAACATACATATAGGAGCCGTCAATCTCTGGATAAGAAACAGGGTCAACTGCTTGAAGTGTCCCGTAGACGAATGCGTTCCCGACGTTTGTTCTCATGCCATAGGAAAACATCTCTTGATTATCAATTTTGACCGCCTTGTTATAGACCTCATTTCTATCCATTTGACGTTCCGTTATTTTTGCCGAAATAAGAATCCCGACCAGTATCATGACGGCAATAATCGAGATACTGGCCAGAACTTCTCTTTTTGTAATTTCAAAATTACGCATAGTCAATCTCCGAATAGGTTCTGCGGAGCATCAACGGGAGCATTGTAGTCGAGGTAGTCATAGGTTTGCATTTCATAACCGAGAATATTGAGAAAGAGACGAGCCGGAAATTGGCGTACATAGCGATTGTATTCCTTGACCTGTTTGTTGAAATTACTGCGATATTCTGCAATCAGGTTCTCAGTAATGGAGAGCTCATTCATAAGTTCCTTATAGTTTTCGTTTGACTTGAGCTCTGGATAGGCCTCGGATACAGCAGTGATAGCTGTTGCAACATTTTCAATATCTCCAGAACTTCCGCGTCCCTCTACAATGGCAGTCAGAGTTTCGGCCTCGTGCTTATCGTATTGCATGACACAGTCGGCGAGGTTGTAGACTAAGTCAACTCGCCGTTTTTCCTGAACGCGAATATCAGACTGTGCGGTATTGACCTGTTCTTCCAAGGTAAAGGCCTTGTTCTGAGTGCCCTGCACAGCAAAAACGCAAAGAAGGACAATCGCCAAAATGCCAGCGAGAACAATGAGAATGAGTTTGGTATCTTTTTTCATTAGGTTTCTCCTTTCAAATATCAGTGGTTACTTCTTGTCGATCCGGTTAGCTTTTCTCTCTTCGTACTCAGCCTGCTCGATGCGAACCATGCCGTCCGGACCATCTTTGAAATATCCATTCAGATCAACGACCTCGCCATTAGGAAGAATAAGCTGGAGATAGCCGACGGTATCGAAGTCGCCATTTTTCTCATCGGTCAGAAACTCTTCGACGATGATCTTGAACTTCTTGTCCGCCGGGAAGTACGGAAGCGTGATCGGATACATCTTGTCGATAAGGCGAGTACCGAAGCCGTTTCTGAACGGAATATCAGGGCTTTCTTTGTTGATGAGCTGAACACGGTTGACATCCGAGTAAGTGACCGTACCGTCCTCGGCGACATCCTTAAACAGGCTGCTCATGCGCTTGCACTGGAAGTGCTGGATAGGATCGTTCTCACCAAACTCGACCTTAGTCCAAATATCAGGATCGTCCTCAATGGGGGTAAGGCATTTGCCGTCGATGAGGCGGTTCAGGATGCTCTTTGTGATCTGAATGCTCATACCGGAGTGGCCGTCGCGTTCCAAAGACCGATACGCTCTGAGGGCACTCTCATAGCACGCAACACCGTAATCCCAGTCGTCTTTATCTTCGGCACTTTCGCGTTCTTTCTGAGAAGCAATAGCAACTTCACGAGCCGCCCAATCACTCTCGTCATCCGTAATGGACAGTACCCGCTCGACATCCTTATCGGTATGGCCGTCCCACTCAGGGGCAGTGGCCACCTCTTTGCAGTGGAACAGGTCCCAGTCCTTGTCCTCGTAATGATAGGTATAGGGCCCCTTTGGCGTGTCGATGCCAACGATGAACCAGCCTCCTCCAAAGGGAGCCTCGCCATCCGAATGCTTGTGGGATTTCCAAGCAAGCGTCGGGAAAGTGTTCACCAAGGCTGCGAAGAGGATGAGCCGCTGATGATAGAGGGAGTTGAAAGTGTGGAACCCATCGGAGAATTCTCCGATATCTTTCTCGGACATCAAGACTGCGCGATCATCCCAATATTCATTTGCGAAGATCTTCCGGCAGTCAGTCCCAAATGCTTTGATAATTTCGGGCAGATTCTCATTGACAGCATCGAGGTGGATGCCCTGCTCCTTGCAGAACGAGAGTGCTTTTTCCAAAGGTTCGCCGACGCGGTTCGTCCAAAGAATGATTTTGGCGCCAGCTTCCTGTTCGGCCTTAACCTTGGCGATGTTTTTTTCAATCGGCGCACCGATCTCAGGCCATTTGTTTTCAACCAAAGTGCCATCGAAGTCGACAGCAATAATTTTTGCGTTATTCATAATTTCTCCTTTTCATGTCATGCAGCTTTCGGCATCGGCGCAGTAGACCACTCAACAAAGCGACCCTCATTGAAGTTCTTCTTCTCCTTGAGTGCCTTGCTGATCGCCAGATCAATGCCGGAAAAGCTCTTTAGATGGAAGTAATAAAGGTCACTGAATGGCGTCGTCAGACGGTCGATTCGTCCGGAAGCCTGAACCATGACCTTATAGGAATAGTTCTGCGAGTAGAAGATGATCGTATCAGTGGTAATGCAGTTCCAGCCCTCGCAACCGGCCGTGTACTGCACGAGATAAACCCATTTGTCGCCGGTCGGGATCTCTTGATGCTTGTGACCGTTCCATTCAGCGACTTCAGTCCCATCGGGGTAACCAAGATTTTTGAGAATATCAAGCTCGTAGTCGAAATTGTAGAAGATGATGACTTTAGGGTGATCTTCCATGATCTCCAGCACGGCCACGCTTCGGGACTCGTCCGAATTTACCACGCGGCGCCAGTTCATACAAAGCTCAGAAGCCGTTTCAATAGGACGGTCTTCCCAAGGGTTCCAGCGGTTTCGAGAAATATCTTTGTAGAGCGGAATGTTGTAGGAAACAGGCACATCCTGATGATGCGATGTGGTGTGCCGCTCGAACTCCATCGTCACAAGAATGCGATTGCGCAGACGGATCAGCCGTCCGGTGTTGATGTATCGGTCGACCTTTGGATATTTCGATCTCCAGTCATAAATCACATGCTGGTCGATGAAATCGGTCTTGTTCCGGTAGAATCCATTTGCGATGAAGACGGGGATATAATCCTGCCAGGTATCCCCGGGGGTAGCGGAGAGCAAGATCCATTTATTCACCTTGGCGATTTTCAGGAATGCTTTTGTCCAAGCCCCGTAACCGACGACACGCTGCTCGTCAAATATAAAGAAACTGTTTTTTACATCTTTGTACTTGCCGATGTTGTTCCACGAGTCGATGACGACCTTGTTCTTGTAGTAATTGCAGTCCTCATGGGTGGAGAGCAGGAATGGAGCCAACTCGTTCTCCCATTCACAGGTATCGCGCTTGCGTGCCGTGGTGATGATGTAAATATCAAGCGGATTTTTCATCGGCCCATCAGGAATATCGAGGTTTCCGCCTTGCTGAAGATAGTAATAGGCGAGAGCAGTTCTGGATTTACCGGAACCGACCCCGCCGCATAGAATGCAACCGTTCTTCATTTTTTCAAGGGCGCTGCGCTGATGATCGTACAGACTGATACTCATGACTTAGCCATCCCGATTAACGCTTCAATATCTGAAAGAGTCAGCTCAAGGTCACTCCAGTCATAGTCCTCATATCCGTCCTCTCCAAGATCTCTTGTCGGAGATACCATTACGGTTGCCGCATAAGCTTCGGGGCAATTCAGCGGATACTCAACACTGATTTCGGTGTGAACAGCATCAGGATAGAGGCCTTCGAGCCATTCTTTTGGCGCGATAAAGTAGAGAGTCATCGTCTCGTACTCATCGCTTTTGTATTGGTCTTCAAGAATGACTTTTTTCGTGTCAAAATCTTTAATGGTCATCGCTTTCACGCTCCTCTCGCAAAATATCCATCATTTGACTGACAACTCGACGAGTGTGCCAAACATCGCTGAAATACATAGGGGTGAACCAGTAGTTCTCCAGTGAGTCGCCGTTTCTAATTGGATCGGTAAGAGAATTGCCGACCTTGACGAATCCGGCGACGCCGAGGAGCGATAACTGAATATAGCACATGAGCGCGACTGTCTCCTCGATGTCCTGAGCCGAGAAGAGAATATGGTTCTGGAAGTTAAAGCCGGCCTTTTCAAGGTCGTTTCGTGCTACATTGGCAGCAGCTATCAAAGTCGCACCACCTCCGCAGCAATCATCGTGAACGGTGATAAAGCCGCTTTTTTCGACCTGTTCCGCAACATTACCCATTGTCGCAAGCGCCATGAAGTGACAAACATTATAAGGAGTAAATATCTGCTTAAGTTCGTCGCTTCCGAGCCTCATCCGCATATAGACTTCACCAAGAAAGTCCTGGTCCGGATTTTTCTCCAACGCGACCGTCATTTCGGCAAGAAGCTCCGGGAATAACGCCTGCTCTTCTTTGCGGTACTTGGCGATTGCTTTCAGATAACGGTCTTCTCGCTCATCATAATGTGTCTTATCAACAGCATTGGAGAATGCGCAGGCCGTCATCAGAACGAAGTCCTTCCAAATGTCCCAAGGTCGATTTCGCTCGGACACGAGCTTGTTGAATGTCTCGATGAAATACTTCTTGTCGTCCGCCCTTGGCGAGGAAGCTTTTTTCGGAGCTGGCTTTTGTGACTCTTTTTGCTGATTTGCTGAAATATCAATTTTCGGTATCTCAGGCGGAATGAACGGCTTTGGCTCATACTTTGGGAGCGACTTAGCCGGTTTCGCCTTATGAACCGCTTTCTTCTTTTTCTTAGGTTTCCAGAAAGGCATGGGGTCCTCCTTTCAAAAAGTTAAAGGGACGCCGGCTACCTCCTAACCAGCGTCCCCGCAATGCTTTTACTCCTGGGGATATTCGCTCGCAGCGTACTTCTCGGCGAACTCGTCTTCCTCGATGGTGACATACATCGTCTTGAGGTAGGCCTTCACGCCGCTCTTCTCGTTCTTGGTGCCCTCCTGGATAATCCAGTTATAGGGGCGGATGATGAGATCCACATTGCTGATCTCGGCAAAGTCGAGCGCGCCAATGGACTCTTCGTCGAGAGGCGTCTGCTTGCGGCGGGTGACCATGACGACCTTGGGCGGGAAGTTCTTGAAGCTCACCGCGACCTGGAGGTAGTGGCGAGGCTCATCTCCCTCCTCACGGGGAGGCATTACGCGGACATTCCAGCCGTCATCAATGAGGCGCTGGATATCGTTGGGGTCTTCGAGGATGACGCAGAAATTGCGGTCACCGGCACGGTTGTATTTATCCTCCTTACCGGAAAAGTTCCGGAAGATAATGCGGGCATTTTCGATGATAATGTTGTCAGTAGCTTTACGACTCATAATTAAGACTCCTCTCAACTGTTAAAACGGATATTGGAATGGACTATAATGGGCTCGTTCACGAGCTTCCTTGTGTGTCAGTTCCTCTTTTTCAATGCAGAGGGCACAGATGTTTTTCATGGGTTGCGGCTTCTTTTTCCACCGATAAATGTTCTCGCAGTTTCTCAGTCCACATCGCCTGCAAGTAAACCAGCGGAGACCGTCTTTTGTGAAGTTTTTCTCCATGTGTTTACCTCACATCAAACGGTGTACTGTCCTCTTCGTGGGGTTCTCCGGGGCCGAACCAAGGCGGCGTGTCAGAAACATACGGATCTTCGGAAACAAACCACTCGAAATCGCCATACTTGGAAATATCAGTGGCCGCGGCATCAACGAGAGCATCATAGTATCTCCGGTCGATGCAGTCTTCCTTTCCGAGAATCTTGACCATCTCAGATTCCATCCACAGATAGTCCTTTGTTCCAACGACGGAATCGTACTTGACATTGCCGTTCTTATCGGTGTTCTGGCGAACGAGCGAACCTCCGCCACAACCAGACTTGATTGGGGTAAACAGTCCGACCTTTCCGATAAACTGCAAAGTATGGCCATTATCAAGCACAAGGTTGTCCTCGGACTGTATTGCCATATCCGGGTTGTTGATATAGGCCGCAGCCTCATCAGGACTTCTGTCGATATAAATGGCAGATGTTACAGACTTCGTCTCACACATA